TTATAGCGAAGTCATTACTGATGTGAGATTTATATTTAATTCGGATATTTTAGATAAATCAAGAACTGCTATAATAACTCACAACCTAAAACTAGAAATTGTAGATTCCATGGATAATAAAGATATTTATATATCGATGGATATTGAAAGTTTAAAAGAATTAAATGCTACAATAGAGAGAGCAATACGAAAAGAAGATATTATTAAAAGTGATTATTCACCAATGATAAACTTTTCATAAATAATGAATAAAAAAGATATTTTTAGAAATTTTACTGATGATGGCTCACGGATAAACTTCGAGCGATTAAACGCTAGATATGTAAAACATACACTAGCGGATGAGATAAGATACTCTAATGAAAATCCTTCGATCGGTTTTAATTATTCTAGAAAGAATTTAAAAGGCTTAGATATTGAAATTTTAGGCGAAAAATTCACACTTCCCGAAAGTTTGATTCATATCTTAGAGGAGTTAGAGTATTCTAAAGGAATTTCTTATAGCTTTACTGAGAATTGGGATGATGACGGGGCGTTACCTGTACCAACCGGAGTATATTCTGCAGCTGTTAGATTTTTAGTAGTTTATTCAAAAGAACTTTATAAAGAAGGAATAAAAATTGATGCTCCTGAGATAAACCCAACTCCTAGTGGGGCTATTGATTTATCTTGGAGAACAGAAGATGCTCGTCTACTTATAAAATTCAAGGGAATTGAAGACAATAAAATTGTCGCAAAATTCTATGGGGACCATTATACAGATGGGACAGATAAATCTGGTTCTGTCGAGATAGATTCATTTGATAGCTCTTTATTAGAATGGATGAAAATATTAAAAAAATAGGAGTTTCAAAATTATCTGAAAGTGAACATTCAGATAAGACTTCTCACCTATTTAGATTAGCCCCTTCCAAGTTGGTTGATAGACAGGATTCCGGTTCAGGCAAAAGACGAATACCGAATGAATCTGTTTTTGAGTTACGCGAGGGAGAAGAGGGGCTTTCAATGAATTGGGACCGATACATTTGTGAAAATAAATCCTTAATTCTAAGAGGATTAACATATAAAAAAAATTCAACTGATTTTATTGACCCATCTTCATGTTTGGTTTTCAAATTGCCAATAAGCATGATTACCGATTATGCAAATGTTAGGTATTCCCCGGTATTTATTGACAATCCGTCCCCTGTGGGCTCGCCGAATAATAAATCACATTGTGATATTATCCCCTCAAGTGAAGGAATGGCTCTTAAGTTAATGATGGATCTTGTAGATTACTGCAAAAACGAACACGAAAAAGCTTTCTGTAACACAAAGTTTAAGACGATTAGGCCAAAATTGGAAGAATACAGAGAACGTGGAAACAACACCCCATTTCATACGAATTGGGAATTTTCAGAAGAATAAAAATATTTATACTACTCCCCTCCATCCCGAGGGGATTTTTGTTTCCCTTGTCTTTTAGGTATTTTAATAACAAAAAAACCACCCCTAAAGATGGTTTAAATAAAAAAGTTATATTATTGATAATACCTTGCCTTATTCAGCTTTACTATTTAAATTGGTGTCTGCAATTGAAGTGAGTTTTTCATCACATGCCTTTTCTTCCTTCAGGGTAGATAACAATAATTTTAACGCTTCCTTATGACCTAATACTTTCGCAAACGCTGCTAAAGTTCCATAGGTGGCAATCTCATAATGTTCTACCTTTTGAGAAGCGCCAATGATTCCAGCATCTCTAACAGATCCAACTTCGGTTTCTTCCATTATTCCCTCGCCTTCTTCTAACAATCCAGCCATTGCATCACATTTTTCCGCTTCTGCTTTAACTTTAATTGATTTAAAAACTTCCTCCAATCTGGATACATGTTCTTTTGTTTCTTCTAAATGCGATTGGATGGCAGATTTCAGTTCTTTTGAAGTAGCATTCTTTTCCATCTTAGGAAGTGCTTTAACTAAGGCTTTTTCAGCCCAATAGATGTCCTTCAATCCATCTTCGAATAAATCTTGTAAATCTTTCGCCGCATCTGCTTTGGCTTTTACTTTTGTTTCACTTGATGTTTTCTTTGCTGTAGCCATAGTGTTTAAAATTTATTTGTTTTGTATTTTAAACAAACTACAGGCAAAGAAGTTTGATTTTTTTCTGTATAGTTCATCCAACCCAACGCACCTTCTCCATCTCAACCCTATCATAAACTTTCCTATGCTTACGTTGTTCAGGTTGTGGTAAATCGTCATCTGTGCAACCCTGCATCACGATGAATGCAAAGAGCGCGAGTGTTAGTAGTTTTTTCATGGCTGCATGGTGTTAAAAAGACACAAACTCAACATTTGGATTATTCAATTGCTCAACTGCTCGAGCGTAAGCTACTGACGCTTGCAGGTCGTTCTTGTATGGGATTGAAACAAAATCGTTGCTCCTAAATTTATACCCGCTTTCATCTTCAATAAATTGCTCAATTTTAATGTGAGGTTTGATAATAATAGAATCCTCTAAAACTGTAAAATCATCTTGCTTAACTGAAGTGTCAACTCTATATAATTGGAGTGGTACACCTCCTTCAACAAATGAATCTTTTCTTTCTGTGATTTTAACGCTATCCTCAAGTTTAAGTGTTAATTTGAGGATCAATGATTTTCTTATCGTTGTCATACTGTGCTAGTTTAAAAATTATTAGGTGTCGGCGTATCGTCTGTCACTGCAAACAGTGCTAATACGATGATGATTAATATTGCTGCGAATTCCATCCCTAACCCATCCTTTCTACCTTATCAATACTAATCGACTCATGGGTATCAAACGTGATTTTCACCAGCTCGTTTGGCAGTCCCATTGTCTTGTTAAATTCCTCCAACTTCTCCTTTGGGATCAAACTAAGTAAATCGATCATTGCTAACAATTGCTTTGCATTTTGATAATCGGTTTCTGTAAGCAAATTTTCACCACAATCATGACAATTTTTATTTAACCATTGCTCGTAATCATTTGGAGTAACTGAATCATCTCTCCAATTACATCTAGGATTGTCGCATTTCAATCCGTACGTAACTTTTGTGTTTTCCATTTCTATTTAATTAACTCTTTAACCAATAACCCTATACAAATCACTGTAACCATTGCTAGCATTGAGATAAACCATCCAGTCACATCTGATGTGATGAAAACAACCCTTATGGCAAATGTTATCATTAGGATTGTTGATACTATAAGCGGTGTGTGTTGTTTCATGTTGTTCTGTGCTGTTGTCTTAAATAATCCCCCTCAATGCCCTATCTCGGGGGATCTAACCAAACCAAATGCCCACTGGGCCGTATATCTTTCCAAAGCAGGAATAAAGAACGATCATAACCAATCCTGTTTGGGGTTGTATGTCTTTATGCCGCCTTTGAGGCTAAGCTATTTTTTATTATAAAACTGATAGTTCCTTTTGAAGATATGTTGTATTTACCCATCAGTTGTGAATAACTGTACCCTTTTTTACGATCCTCAATAATCATTTGGTGGGTATGAGTAGGATGACTAGATTTCGTTATCCTAACTGCTTTAGGTATATCCATCATGTTATCAGAATTAGTCCCTATTTCAATGTTCTCAACTCTATTATTTAACGGATTACCGTCTAAATGCCTCACACCCAT